ATTTCATCTAATTCCGGCTCATTATCCCCATCTTCATCAATCTCAGCTTCATCCAAAGTCTCATCAGACTTAGATGCTTCGTCCATGTCAATTACTTCTTCTTCGGTCGTTGGTGATTCAACTGGGTTCATTGTAAGTCTCCACTAGTTACTGAGTTAGTAATTAACCAATCTTCCACAGCCTCTAAATCTGCAATCTTAGACTTATGATAAGCAATCTGGTCCTGAATAGTTTCTCTTAATGTTCGTGGTTTTCCTATAGTCTTGGCAGAGTCATATTGTGAAATTGGTTCACATGTAGCCCCGCGAATCATCTGATTGAAAATACTCATTGTTTCTCCCTGAATAGATTGCTGGCTCGGACGCTTTCGCTAGTTTTATGTCCGATAGTTTAAAAATAGACACCAGCAAATTGAAACTACTTAGCTACAGCAGTAACATCTGCCTTAGCAGGACGATACTTGTGGTTGCAACGATTTACCAGACGGTTCTGGTAAGTATCGTTTTCGACAAACACATCAACTTCCCTACCTTCGGCAGACTTCAAATCAAAACGAGTTCCCGACTTGACATCTACGCCGAAAGACTGGAGGAATCCAACTGCAAAGCCAATGGCTTTTGAGTTAAAATTCCAATCCAACGGAACTCCTGCAAACTCAGTGTCACCATTATCACCGTTGAACAGAATAGTAGCCTCAACGGGATAGTTAGTAGATGGCCCCTTCTCAGACTGTTTCGCGGGGGCTTCACCAATAGCATCAATCTTGACTCGATACCACGCGGGGGTGATAATCTTACCGCGCATCAAGTCTCGGTCACTGAATGTAATAACTGGCATTGTCTGCACTCCTACTTTGTTGGTGTGAATGATGTTGTGGATGTTACGAGTGTTGTTGGTGGAGATTGAATTCTCTCTATTGGCTTTTCAGCCTTTAGTTTCTCGATAGCCGGTGATATGAACTTCTCATATAACGGCTTATCATTGAATACAATCTCTTGAGGTAAGGGTAATGATGTTCTAGCGTAATCATTACCTGTATGCACCGTCATCAATCCATACTGCCCCTCCTTGTCAGCCTCGAATGCTGGCTTAATGTTGAAGTGGTATACCTCAGTCATATAAGCAGCAATCTTAGCTGAGATTTTCTCCGCACCAGTTACGATGATGCGCGAGTGATGTGTGAGCTTATTTGCATCATTATCCTTACGTGCGCCAAGGATATGAGCGATTAGGATTATATTCACATGATGAAATTTGTGAATATCTTTTAGTAATGCAATCATCTCCTGAAATGCAGCAGACTCAGCATTAAATTCCTCAAAACCAGATACAGGTATACCGCCTATCTTCTTACCTGTATTATCCTGTTGTTTTGATTTGCGAACTTGCCGAGTCATAACATCACCAATTGATGTAATTGAATCGACTATGATAGTCTTGTATGGACAGTTAACTTGCATCTTCTCTAATTGGTTGCGAGGCTTATCCCAATCAGTATAGTCCTCAAAGTTAATGTCCTTTAATGAAATACCCCAACGCTTTGCAGGTAATACTAGGGCTTCCATCTTTTGGTCTGTCGAAATCCAGAACTGTGGTGTTGGATATGACAGAGCAGCAGTAGATTTGCGAAGTCCCGGCTCTCCCTTAAACATGGAGAATAGAACTTCTACGTTGACATCATTAAGCGTTGACATTAGTGTCCTCTTTGATTAAGTAGGGCATTAGTGTTTTTCTCGTCACCCTATCAAACATCCAAGGATGACTCATAGTTTGGAATCTAAGCCTTAGTTCTATCCAAAGCCCCATCCAAAAATTCTGCGAGAGCTTCAATACTTTCTGCATCATTAGTTTTCCTTTTCTTGGTGCATTCACCACAATGAGGTAGAGTCATTGGTTTCCCACTAGACTGATTCATTACTTGCTTTCCGATAATCATTGGTTCACCACACCGATTACATTCACATAGTTTTCCTTCCGCGAGGGCAGTAGGAGTATAATGTGAACATGTTGGTTTCATACACTTATAAACATAATAAGCAGGATTGCCATACGCAGCAATATTCATCTTCTTATATCTATGCACATGATTGGCCGAATTTTTACTAGCCATACTAACTCTCTTTTAAATCTACTTCAAAACAAATTGCAGGTAGCCATCCTATATCTTCGTTACCACCTACTAAATAGAGTGACATATCTCTAACTTCTCCAGTATTTAGGTTTAGAATTCTTCCCCTACTCTCAAAACCTAATACTTCATATTTAGTTCCAAGTGGAACGTGTCTACCTATAATTTCCCAATCAGGTCTATCTGGGAATGTATGTCTTACTAGTTGAACTATCATTATTCATCCTCATTAGTTGGATTCCAAGATGGTCCTACGATGAAGTGAAGTTTCAATTCTTCTTCACGCATACCAGGGTCGGATTCACATACCTTGATGAATGCACAGTTACCATACTTTCCTTCACAATGGTCAAAGTTTGGAGGAAAGTGTCCTACTTCTGCATACATAAGCAGTAACTTTGCATAGAATGGAAGTGTTTCACTCTGCCATTCAAGTAATCTAGCTGCACTATATGAGATTGGAGGTCGAAGGAATTTTTCAGCAGGTTTGAGAGTCTTTTGAAAGCCAATCTTATTAATGAAAATGTTTCTTGTTTTCATTATTAAGCATTGACCTATAAATTGATTATTCAATGAAACAGTCTCTCTCCTCTGTTTCATTGTCTTATGGTCGATTGGAAAGATACCCTGATTAGTATCAGCAACTAAATCTAGTTTAGCTTTCCATAGAACACGAATCTCATCATCCTCATAAAGAACTTCACCCTTAACTACTTCTACTTCTAATGGAACCCAGTGGTCACTAATATAGAATCGGTGATACTCATCGCAAGTATCTAATACGAATTGCCATCCAGTCTTATATTCGACTGAATCCTTTGGTGTATTAAATACTCCGGGGTATTCATTAGGTGGATGTCCGCATTCTGGTTTAGGAATTTCAGGAGATGATATGAAGTTAGTGCAAGATGGGCAACCTCGAATGTATAACTCAGCAGCAGTTATACCGAATCCGAAGGCTTGTTCACGTTTAATTCCCTTGATTATAGACCCATAATATACTTCCATGAACTTATGGGTTATAGAACCACATTCAAGAGAATTAGACTTTCCGCTTAATGACATGAAATTATGATTAAATCTCAAGTCAGTAAGACGAGCACAACTCATTAGACTGGTTAAGACAGTCGCATCTAGGATGACATTCTTCTTGCCACCTATGGGTATATCCACTATATCATGGATATTAGTTTCACTGATAGTTCGTTCGTCAGTCATCGTGACTTACTCCATCATTTGTGTAGTTCGTTTTCATAGACTTTAACTACTTCGATTGGATATGTAGCTAAGTCACTAGGAGCTTTATTACAATTAGCTAATAGTTCTGCTTCTTTGTGTAGTTCAGCAGTTTTGATTCTATCTTCTAACATTCTACGTTCAAGTCTCTCTTTATTAGCTCTTTTCTTAGCAGCTCTCTTACGAATGTCACGTGAACGATTTCTTGATTTGGGCATTAGTTTCTCCAATTAATCGCGAGGGTCGGGGTTATGTGCAATATTCATCAAATCTGTTTCTATTCCTGCTATTCCGAAATGGTCATCACAATGAAAATATCTAATTCTTTTAGACCCAAATCCAAAACCTTTTCCACACTGAGAACAGCTTTTTTCAAAAAGAAGAGGAACATCAGCCTGATGTGTGTCATTAGCTTGAATCTTTGATACGAAGAATACAGCATCAGGTCCACAAGCATGTTCACTTTTACTTGTTCGTTCATCAGCACAAAATCGAGCTAATGATTCTTCTTCCCTTCCATAGACATAATCTATGTATCCTAAAGGGATTGGGCGAATGCAAACCCCTGACCCACTTATTCCGCCCAGGTGTTTGCAGTCTTTACAGAGTTTCATTGTCATTCTCCTTTTTCATATTGTTGCAATCACTTGTAATTTTCAGAAAGATATTTTCCATAGTATCTCCATCTAAACCTACTGCCCTTAACATTTTGTAGCCCTGATGGATTAAGGCTGTTGCAGTAACGACATCATATGGAAGTTCAGCAGCTACGCAAGCCTTTACAACTTCCATCTCTCTCATGGTTAGTAAGATTTCTACTACTTTATACAAGTCTTTTTCTTCGTCAGTCATTTCATTCATCCTTTACTTCAAAAGAGTTCCATCCAAATATTCAACGATATCCTTTGCGAGTTTGAGACTCATTCCCCTATGGGAATTTCTAATAATTCTGATTTTCAGAATCTTGAGACTGATATTGAGTGTTTTAACTGTTTGAAGTGCATATCTATGTAAAGTAGATACGGTGTGTAGAATGTTGATATCTTCATCAGTGATAACTACTTCTTCCATGTTATTGAAGAATGTAGTGGGTCCAATCGGTGTAGTCAGATTGCGTGGGCTTAAATCTACTCTATTCATTTAATTATCCCTCATTCCTGTCATTACATTTTCATAAGTCCAACCTTCATTGGTTCTTAACAAACGGATACGAGTTCCGTCTGCAATTTCAAAAGAAATTCTCCAAATTGTTAAGTCATTTCTACCAGCTTCTAAAGCATCTTGAAGTGTTTTGAAATTCTGTAGTGTGCCATCTTCTGAACGTGTTTGAAACATTTGAAACATAGTTTACCTCATTCCTACCATTGAAGTGATGTTAGTCTTGGCAACTTTACCCTGTCTAGCACGCTTCTCCTGATGTTTCTGAACTATTCTTTTCGCAACGGCGCGTCCAATATCACCTTCATCCCATTTAGGCATAGAACCCTTGTTCATTACTACATGAAACTGTCTACGCTTAGTTTCGATGGTATTATCTAGATGTTCATCTACTGTTCCTTCGGCTTCGGGAACAATGATATTGATAACATTAGATAATTGTCCAATTCTCCTGAATCGGCCCGGTGCGGCTTGGTCCTCATTCTGTGGATTCCACTGTCTCTCATGTAGAATACAGTCTGCACAACTTTGGAGGTCAATACCTTCTCCACAAGCTAGTGTAGACGCTACCATGACACAACGCTTCGATTTCAAGAAATCTTCTTGAACTTGGTATCCTTCAGGTTTACCAGTATGTTCTGAGGTATACTGATACACAGGAATTTCCTCGTCAACTAATCTCTGTGCTAATTGATACCAATTAGGATTAGATGCCTTGTCGGTATTCCTGAGGGCACTAATCATTAATTGTCCAACATCCTTATGATGAACAAAGATGACTAATTTCTTATCTGTGTCCTCAATGAATTCTTCGACATATCCAAGTGTAGCAGGGATTTTGGCGAGGCCCACTATATGCCTCATTCTAGCCATTTTAGCTACAACTTCGATACCTGATAATGCGTCCTCATTACCATCTTTTTCTGCTACTGCGTCATTATACCACTCAACGAAATCTGATACAGAATCATCATAGGTATCCTGTGATAATTCATCAAGCTGCATATTCAGTTTCGTTCGATTGATATCGGGAAATTCATCCATTACTTCGTTGTATTCACGACGAATTAATAGATTAGCAGTATATTCCCTGAACTTTTCAGGACGGCGAATACCACCCATCTTCTTTTTGTTACCCTGCCAGTAATAATCTACCCAAGTATCAAGAAATGCTTGATTAGAGTAGAACTTGATAGGGTCAATCATGTTTAGAACAGGGAAGAATTCACTCCCCCGGTTTTTCCACGGTGTCCCTGATAGAGGAATAACCTTACAACCATTGTTGTTGACCAACTTGCGAACTTCTTGAGTCCTCGCACTATCAACATTCTTAATCTGTTGACATTCATCGAGAATCACCAATTTGATGTTGAGTTTCTCAAGTTTCTCACGTGGGAATCTACGAAGTAAATCGTAGGGAATGATGTAGCACTTGAGATTGGGCATCACAAAATCTTTCGAGGTTGTGATAATCTGTGCTAGGAAGTCTGGGCCTAACCATCGAATCAGCTGCTTAAACCATTGAAATTTAATAGCTGATTTGGTGACAATGAGAGTAGGCGTGTAGAGTTTCGCGTGGAATCTCAATAATGCGAGAGCTTCTACAGTCTTACCCAGTCCCATATCATCGAAGAATCCAAACCCTTTCTGCATAGCTAGTGCAATCTCAGCAGCCCTAGCACCTACAGTCTGGAAATTGAATAGCTTGTATTCACCACAGATTTCACACCTGTTCTTATCCCAAGTGTGTTTGCAATTCTTAATCTCTGGTTTCCAATCATTAGAAACCATTGTTTCATACGGGGTCTGTTTGGGTAATACTTTCTTAATGATATGGAAGCATTCGAGAGTAATCAATTTAACAGTATTTCCATCTTTATCTACTGTCTCAATTGCAAACTTCTCAATTGCTACCTTACCACAATCGGGACATTTCTCTTGTAGGCGAGTGACTGAGAACTTCGGAGTTCTGATGACATTAACTACTTCTTTAACTTCTACTGTCATCTCAACAGTAGCGCCAGACCTAATGGCATCTAATACATATTCAGGAATGTTGAGATGTGAGCAAGGCTGAGTATTATCACAACCAATTTCCCTAGCTTTATCAGCCCATATTTCATTATGAGCCTGACCGGGACAAAGCGCGTGGGCTACTTCATGTTTAATTGTGCAGACTACTTCATCGTAAGGATGTATGTCTACATGATGTGCATTGATTATGATGCACTTATCCTTGTATACACACAATCCTAGGAATGGTTGATTAGGGTCTGAAGTTAGACGGACGTGCCAATCAGATAAGCCATGCTTATCTAATTCGTCCCGGCATAGTTTAGATGCTACATGCCTATTCATTATTTTGCCTCATTTATTTTCTTGGCTAATTTATCCAAGATTTCAAGTAATTGTCTTGGTGTAATTTCTTTAGGCCAAGACTTAATAGTTTCTATAATTACTAGTTTTTGAGTGTGATTGAGTTCCATTATTCACCAGCAGTTCTATCTTGATATGATTCAAGATAATTAGACCATTCTTTTCTACACTTAGAAGTGCAAAAATTCATATCCTCTTCTTTTTGAAGTTCGACGTAATAATCCTTGCAACACACTACACATTTTCGCAAGGTTATCTGATTGGTGAGAATCATAAGGTCATGGTCATGCATTATTGACCATCCTTCTCAATATCATTGAGATTTTCGAGAAACATCTCATGACATTCTACTTCATCAGGGCCATTATTGATGGATATTCCATCATCCATCATAGAACGAGCATCTTCACAAGTTCCACATTTACATTCACAGTATTGTGGTTCTAGGCAGACCTTGCAGTCTTTTTCGTCGCAGATGTCACATTTACAGTATACCATGATTAGTTCCTCTCATTAGTTAATCCGAAGGATTAAGACTTCGATTCCTTAATGGAATTCCGAAGCATGTTCGCAGCAGTTTCAACAGAAATTCCCTTCTGAACTACTAACATCTGAAGTGTGAATTCTGAGACTCCCAATTCAGCAGCGAACTTTCTCAATTGAACCTTGTCAATCTTTTTGGAAGTAGTTGTGGTTTTGATAGACTTTGCGCCGATTGACTTAGGCGCGACTGGTTTATAAGATATATCAGATATCTTAAGTTTCTCACGTTCTTCTACTTTCAGCTGATTAGAAAGCTGATTCAAGTAAACCTGAATAGCTTTCTGTTGATTACCAGCCTCAATAACTTTCTGATTTAATTCAAACACAACGCTTTTGAAGTGCGTAAAGCGTCGCATTAATTCTTCGGCCAATGCGTATGGCTTATTGATTATTGAAGAATCGTCAAGGATGGATTGTTTCAATTCTACGATTGAAACGGTAGCGGCGTTGAATAGGTCAGTTCGGACAATAATACTATCGTCTGTTTGACGCGCGGTATTAAGTGCAGCGTTCAGTTTATTGTCAACAATAATGGGATTATTATTGACCATTTCAACTTGTGCCTCAATTTCGGCATTGTAACATTCGTCACAAAACCACATAGCCTTACTATGTAATTTCTTGACGGGAACTCCAATCTCTGTAATCTCGCCAGATTCCAGAGTTTTGAAACTTGTTTTATCACAAGCCTCACATTTACCTAGTTTGAGACTCAGCGTGGTAATCATTGTCAGATTCTCCAGTTACCAGTTACTAGCAGTTAATAATAATAGTGTCTACTTTTGATGACACCTTCGATTCGCCTGTCAGTAAATGAGATGCAACATTCAGGCCGACTTCCATTATACCATATACAGTATGTCAAAAAACTGACATACCATATGTTGTGGTTCGGTCATTCGCCCTAGTTACATAAATTGTCACTAGTGACGCAAATTGTGTCACTGTCCTCTTTAGTGGACACTTTTATTATCATATCCCATAGCTACAGTTATATAATTATGGTGGTATTAAATATATAATATTTTTTGAAAAAAGGACATTCTGTGAACTTTCCGTGAATGTTCCGTGAATGTTCTGTGAATGTTCCGTGGTCGGGTTCCGCCCGAAGTGATTGATTCGATTGCACTTAAGGCGCAGCCCCCCGGACCCCCGAGGGCCATACCGGGCATAAATGAAATTTTTGGTTTTCCTACTTAGAGGAAACTTTTTGGGGTTTTGGGTATTATATTATAAAAAAAAAAAAAAAAAAAAAAAAAGAATAAGACAAACCACTCACTCACACTTCACAGAACGGGTGTCCTATTCAGGTGACAGAGTGTAGAAAGTATACCCCTAGAGCCTATCCTCCCTCTCCCCCTGACTCGTAAGTGCCCTCGAATCAGCTACTTAGGTCAGAATGACCTCCACGGAAACATCACAGAATGTCCACGGAAATATCACGGAAACATCACAGAACATCCTGATTTACGTTTCCATTATAAATTTGATAATAGCTAATATTTATAGTGATAAGACTTTCGTTATAAATGAAATGCGAGTATCTACCATACGATAAGCAGCAGTTTCCGCCTAATGAATATCAGTTACACCACGCGATAAGCAGATTTACCCGCCCTGTGCATAAAATGATATGGGAAACTGTTTGGGATTGTATATAGAGGTAGGACTATAGGATAAGCAGTTAAACCGCCCCATACAAAAAAATCCCCCACCCACGATATTCTGTGGATGAGGGATGCAGACTTCTAGTCTTGGTCGATGATGTGGATAACTTCGATATTGATACTTTGTAGTATCCTATCTTCGTCCCGTTCGCAATCCTTGAATCGTGCTACCGTAAAACCTGCACGCCTCAAGGATTGATGATACTCTACAAAGGATGCATCGCGCCAACCTCTGTCATCCGTATCGGACTTCCGCATTCTCTGTGTTACTACTACACGGTAGGCTGTCATTCTAGTTACTCCCTGTTAAAGTGTTAATATTGGGGTTCGGAAGTTTAGTGAACCGGCAAGCGATTGTTACCGAATTGACTAGACTGAGGCGGCTAGAAGCGATTCAACCTGTTTGCGTGCGGTATCCTCGGGAATACCGAGACGGATGTAGTCGCGAATCATCCTCTCCTTGATGTCCTCAGCGGAAACCTCGGAAGGACGATAGGGCAGCAAGGCTGCCTGATACGCATTGCTGCGAGCATTCGCCTTGAGAATGTCGTTGACCATTCCAACCACAGACCATTTCTTGTCTGTGATTACAGTCTGAGACTCCGTGTCGTTGTCGCAAACCTGATACTCAAAGGTCTTTTCGACCTTTTCGCCAGCCTGTGCATGGCCTTCAGGAATGGCAAACGTGAACTTTGCGATTTTGGTCTGCATAAAGCTCCTACTTCATGCTTGCCGGTTCGCTAGGCTCCCGAACCCGTGTTATTCAGTTTTCAAGGAATTTCTGGAACCGGGGATTTTGCTTGACCCCCGACACTGGTATATAATGCAACCGACATGCCGAAAGCCGTTCATCCACATATTCGAATTCAGGCCCAAAATCGCGTGGTATCTTTCCCACATATTCCATTAGTGACAGAAATTGTCACTCAATTTCCGTCCATTATGGCTAAGTTCAATGGTATCAATGGTTTACAGCTGTTACATTTATTGTCAGTGAGTGACACTTACCGGCACACGCCTCCACAGTTGGTCCCATATGTGGCATGGAAATTGCCCTATAGCAATCACCCGATTTTCTAGAAAAAAAATCACATAAATACTTAGATAATATTATAAACATTCATAGACTTGACTTTCAGTTCTATCTGTGTATAATAGGAGAGGGCGGAGGGATGCCCTGAACTTTGGTATAATATTGTATTTTTGGGAGAAAAGAAATGCCTACTATGATAGCAACCGTTACAGCTAAGACTGGACCCGCGAAGCAGCAGACTGCCGTAGTTCTGAGTGGTATTACTTCAATTGTTATTGATGTAAAGCGTCAGGTCATTCAGATTTATCAGGGTAAAGAGTTGTCTGGACCTGCGATGGAATTTGACCTTACAGGTGTTACGACTATTACGGATACGATTGCGGCTACTAATCATACTGTTGTCATCAGTTAATTCCATTAATTCATGGTGAAACCATGGCTATGGGCATTGTCTCTGACAATGAATTTGATTTAGAGAGGGAAAAGATTTGTCCCCCAACTCTTATTGACCCCACTTCTCATGAAGCTGTCATAGTGGAGTTAGAGAGAGGTAGAGGACAAGGTAATGTAGAAGTCCCTGATAGTTTAAGAAAAGTAATAGGTGAGGAATCTGCAATTAATGGTAGAGCAAATGGATTAGCAATTGCAGAGCAATTCGGTATTAGTCCTTCCTCGGTATCTGCCTATTCTAATGGCAGTAGAAGCACAGCATCTTATGAGAATCAACCAGATATAAGTCATATCGTTAATGCGAAGTTAAAGATTGCGAAGAAAGCTCGCAATAGATTAGTTCTCGCTCTCAATTCCCTAACACAAGAAAAGATTGAAGCCGCGAAGGTTAAAGACATAGCCGGCGTAGCTAAAGATATGTCTGCCATCATTAGGAATATGGAACCTGAACGTCCTACTAATAATGGTGCAGGTGGACCTACATTCATTTTCTACAGTCCTCAGATGCGAACTGAGAAAGTATTTGATATTGTGCAGGTGAAGGAATGAACGGACAAAAGATTATATTGTCCATTCTTAGTATCCTTATTAGCATTTCTCTTGCATTAAGTGCATATACCTTTAATGCTATGGAAAAAAGAATTGCTATAGTAGAAACTAAAATTGATAACCGAATTGAAAGAATTGCAATTTTAGAACAACAGTCTAAGGAAAATTCATCTGCTCATTTCAGAATTGAAACTAAGGTTGATACTTTGCTTGAAATTAATCTCTTAAGGAAGTAGCCATGCAACTTCTATCCATCGGATATCCACAGACTCTAACTCAGAATACCATTTATGCTCTACCCGCGAGGCGCACATTACTATTTAGTGATGGCGCGGGGGCTGCATTTGATATCGCTACAGAAGAAACAATGGCTGTCCATATTGGTCCTCTTACATTAGTAGATGGTATGCACGATTTGTCGGGTGCATTTATTCGATGCACTTCTGGTAATGTTAGAGTTACCTTGAAACCCTTCTAGGAATACTATGCAACTCCTATCAATCGGTTATCCTCAAACCTTAACCACTGGTGGTGCAGGTGCACCTACTGTCTATGCCTTACCGGGTAAGCGTTGCCTTCTATTCTGTTCCACTCCTTTAGCCTCACTCTCACAATCTACAGATGAAGCTTTTACTGCTAATATTGCTATGACACTTGCAGATGGCATGGAAGAAGTTTCAGGTGGATTCATCCGAAATGATGGAATAGCTGACGTTGAAATTACTTTGATGCCGTATGTATACTAATGGGACTAGGTAATCTACTCAATCTATATAGAATTCAAAAACTATATAGTCATTTTCGTAAGGGAGTAGATAATCCAACATTATTCAAGACCAAGGAATATTGGTTGGAGTTCTTTAAAATTGCTTGGTCCATAACAGAGGTAAAGGAAATTATGGGATGGCTACAGGGTTATAAAACCTACATCATCGCTGCTCTTACTGCTGCTTTGACTCTTGCTCATTCATTGGGCTACATTGACGAGGCTACTTATCAGACTCTCCTAGCATTGTTAGGTGCTGGTGGACTCTCGACTGTAGCTGCGAAAATTGCACGTATTCAGGTTGATGTTGATACTAAACTTGGTAGAGTCAAGTGAGTTTCGACAAAGGATTTTGGAAACCAAATAAGAAGCAGGAGATATTTCTATCACTTCCTACTTCAATATTTGAAGCCTTCTATGGAGGGGGTAACGCTTCAGGAAAGTCCGATGTATTACTTGTATATGGTCTTATCCATCGATGGCATGAGAACCCAACATTTAAACAAGTGTTTATGCGTCGGACTTTCCCTGAATTAAGAAATGAAATCGTTCCGCGAAGCCGAGAAATCTATCCGAAGTTTGGAGCAACATTCAATAAGACTGATATGGTTTGGACATTTCCTAGACCCGACCAATTTGGAAGTGGAATGAGTAATGAAGGGGCGATGATTTTCTTGGGTCATTGTGAAGAAGAATCAGATGTTCATAAATACGACTCAATGGAAATTAATCTGTTCACTCCCGATGAACTTACCTCCTTTTCTGAATACATATATTTGTATATTGGGTTTACCCGAGTCAGAACAAAAGTTCCCGAGTTACCAGCAATAATTAGAGCGGCAGGAATGCCGGGTGGAATCGGACATACCTTTACTAAGAAACGATTCGTTACTCCATGCCCTGAAGGGGGAAAGATAATTGTAGGTAAAGGGAATGTAAAGAGATTCTATGTTCATTCCACTGTGGTTGATAATCCTCACGCTGACCCTGAATATTCTGCTCGTCTTGATGGTATACCGTCTGAAGCGGAACGTAAAGCGCGTAAATTCGGTGATTGGGACGCTTATCAGGGTCAAGTATTTGACGAATTCAGAGATAGAAGATATCCTGACGAGCCGGAAAATGCTATCCATGTAGTGCCACCTTTTAATATTCCTGATTGGTGGCCTAAGATGGTAATAGGTGACTGGGGTTTCGCGGCTATGACGTATATCGGGTTTTACGCGATATCCCCTAGTAAGAGATTATACTTGTATCGTGAACTAACTTGGCTTAAAACTAAGATTGAAGATTGGGCACCAATAGTTAAAGACTTTATAGACCGAGAACATCCCAGAGTCATTAAGTTCTGTAAATCTGCGGGGCAGGAAAGAGGGCAGGAACATACAATTCAGCAGCAGATTGAAACTGCCTTGGGTAGACCTATAGAACTTAGTGTTAATTCTCCGGGTTCGCGTATCGCAGGAAAGATGTTACTTCATGAATATTTAAGGTGGCAACAGAAATCAGTTATTCCGCCACAAGACTTGCCAGTTTATAGTGAAGAATATGCGATGTGGCTTCTTAGGAATAAAGGGCTACCAGATTATAAAGCGTATCTTGCATTATTTGACCCTCATGAACCAGAAACGAATATTCCTAAACTTCAGATATTTCGTTGTGATGCACTAATACATGATGGTCATCCGAATTGTTGTCCAGTAGTTATTGAATCTATTAGAGCTTGTTCATATGATAAGCCCAAAGCTAATAAGGCTGTTGAGGATGTTGCAGCGTTTGATGGGGATGACCCCTACGACGACCTCAGATACGCCTGTGATTCAGCAGAACGATATTTCACAGAGGCTTCGAGAGAATTTGACAAAATCCAGAAACAGGAAGCGATGAGTCAAGCTCTACAGGGTAATCATGATTTTACTGCATACTATCGTAATATGCGTTCTGTTGATGCAATTCCTAAGATTCAAGTTGTATCAAGATTTCATCGGAGGTCAATGTAATGAAAAGAGTTATTTTCATTCTGATTATTCTTTTGGCTTCGGTAATTAATACTAATGCACAGCTTCCAGTTATTTCTACTAATAAAATTGGATGGGACATGACTAGTCCATCTCTTACAGAAGCTCAGGGATACACTTATCGTTACTATCCTGATAACGCTACTGTAGGAATTGCACTCACTAATGTTACTTGTATTGGAACAGTATCCCCATTTCAATGTGAAGTTGCTTTTCCTGCTTTTGCACCTGGTAGTCATACTCTTACTTTGACTGCTAGTAATCTTGCAGGAGAAAGTCCTAAGTCTACTCCTTTGAACTTTACATTCATTGTTACTCCTAATGCTCCACAGAATTTGATTATTAAGTAGTAGTTATGACAAATTGGATTCATCGTTTGCTTAATCCTCACTGTGAGCATTGTCGTGAAGAACGCGAGGAATCTCGTGTATGTCCATCATGTGAAACCTTGAAGTCTCAGTTGGAAGCAGTTAATCATGAGAAGAATAGACTCCTTGATAGACTACTTACTCCAATTGTGGAAGCGACTCCTGCACAACCAGAACGGGAAATTACTAAGCCAATAAATATTCCATGGAATGTGCGTAGGCAGATGTTGGAACGCGAGGATAGGGAACGAGCTAAGTTAATACAAAATGCTCCTATTCCTACAGAGACACTTGAAAGAGAGTTAGACATTGCCTCAGCCACAAGGGAAGCAGAAAATAGATAGTAAACCTTCCGTGAGTATTCTTAAAAGGATACTCGGTGGAGATATGTCGGAGTCTGTCTATGATGACTATCCAGAATTAGCAAAAGAATGGGCATCTGCTCAGATTAATATGCCACGTGAAGCTGCGATGGTTAATCGTGTTGGACCTATGGGTTTAATTTCAAGAAATACTCCCCCTTATAAAGATGCTTCTGGCGTTACTGGTCCAATGGGAACTATCGCTATTAATAGGAAGGCAGTTACAGAAGATAAGAATCTCAAGGAAGTTTTACAACATGAATTAACTCATGCGGGTGCTAAACCGCGTGGGATTACAGGATTCATGGAAAGTAAAGTATATCCTTGGGCAGAACGACCAGAAGAAAAGGAAGCTATAGCAGCCGAGTCCAAATTTCAAAGACGTATGAGTGATATTTACCTTCCATCAGAATATGATAAGAAAAAGAAAGCGGTAAGGAGATAGTATGCCACTTTCTAAATATTACGGTGGTGGCGGAGAAAAAGTCATGAAAAACATGAAGAAGCAATATGGTGAAGAAAAAGGTGAACGTGTTTTTTATGCTACTGCCAATAAGAAAAAGAAACATGAAAAGTCTGAATCTACAAAAGAAGAAAAACTAGAAACTGGACCATCTAAGAATCTTCGTAGAAAGCATGGTGTGTAATGATTGATGTTGGACCTCGTGGGATGAATAAACCTCCTATGATTGCAAGACCCCCTATGGGTATGCCTCCAAGTATGGGACCAAAACCTCCTATGTCATTACCTCCCGGTTTAGGTGGTCCTAGACCTCCTATGGGTAATATGGGTATGCCTAGTCCTATGATGGGTGGTGGTCCACCTATGCCTCCTATGGGTAATCAGCCACCTATGTCTCCTATGGGTCCAATTCCTATGGGTATGATGCCACCACAAATGGGAGGTATGGAACCTATGATGCCACCACAACCTAATATGCCTATTGATGTGGCACCTACTAATTATATTGACCCTGCTGTTGCACAGATTCCTGGTATAGGTCAAGATATGGGTCCACAGATGGGTCCACAGATGGGTGGATTACGTAAAGCATTCGGTGGTAATCCTCCACCACAGCGGTTTGGAAATGGACGTTTCTAAAGAGTTAAGTAATGGCTAATAAAGAAACTCCAGAAGAAGTGCAACGCCTTCTTAAAGAAGTAGTTAGTCACTTCGATAGAGAAGATAGACAGATTAGGGAACGCCAAATCCGCACTTGGCGTAGACTAAAGCTATTCTGGGAAGGTTTCCAGAAAGCATGGTATAGTGAAGTCGCGCATGATTGGCGCATTTGGGACGAGGTTCAGACGGATGACACTCAACAGTCTTACTATGATAAACCTATTAATGTATTTAGGGCTTACCTTGAGTCTATTATTGCTGCTCTATCAGTTGTGGTTCCGCCAATAAAATGTTATCCCGATGATGCAGATAACACATTAGATTTGGCTACGGCTAGAGCTGGAGATAAGATTGCACAGTTAATCTATAGACATAATGATGTTACATTACTCTGGGTCCACGCGCTATTCATTTACTGCACCGAGGGAATGGTAGCGTGCTACAATTACCCCGAATCTAATGAACACTTCGGAATGTATGCCGAAGAAGAAAAAGAAGAAGTTAATGAGGAACATGAATTAGTTAATTGTCCTCAGTGTGGTTATACACTTGAAGACAGAGAAATTAATCATGAGTTAGGTGAACTTCGCGAAGAAAAGCAAGAACAACAACAGGAAGATGAATTTACTTCTGTTCTTAAACGAAGTGCTGATGAATATGATATAGAGATGTGTCCTGCTTGTGGAGCTACAATTCAACCGGAAGTTAAGCAGGAATCTTTCCTAGTTACTAGACTTGTTGGAGTTACACATAAGCCTAAAACTCGTATCCTAATGGATTGTTTTGGTGGACTTTATGTAAAGATTCCTATTTACGCAAGGAAACAGACAGATTGTCCTTATCTTATTCTTAGTTATGAAACTCACTATGCTAATGCAATTGAAAAGTATGAACATTTGCATGGTAAACTTAGTGGTGATGAAGGTGCAAGAAAGATTGCAACTTCTACTGGACCCAAAGACCCTTATGAACAATGGGGAAGATTGAGTCCACAGTATCAGGGTGCATATCCTGTAAATAATGTAACTATTCGTAGCGCGTGGCTTCGACCCGCAGCATTTAATGTTCTTCAGAATGAAGATGATGTAAAGAAACTTAAAGAACTATATCCTAATGGAGCAAAAGTAACTCTAGTCAATGATGAGTTTGGTGATGCAACGAATGAAAGATTGGATGATTCTTGGACTCTTACTTATAATCCTCTTTCCGACTATTTGCATCATGACCCTCTTGGGTTGTTACTTGTTAGTATACAAGAGATTACGAATGATATTATCTCTCTAACTCTCCAGACTATTGAGCATGGAATTGGACAGACATTCGCTGACCCTGCGGTATTAAATTTTAATGCTTACCGTCAGATGGAATCTGTTCCGGGTGGCATTTATGAAGCAGTTCCTAAATCGGGAAAATCTATTGGTGATGCTTTCCATGAAGTTAAGACTGCTAACTTATCGCCTGAAGTTATGCCGTTTGCCCAGAACATTCAGAATTTGGCTCAACTAGTATCAGGTGCATTACCTTCATTGTTTGGTGGACAATTAGAGGGTAGTGAAACTGCATCACAGTATTCAATGTCTCGTTCTCAAGCATTACAGCGTTTGCAAAACGTCTGGAAGATTTTTACAGTATTCTGGAAACAGATTTTTGGTAAAGCCATTCCTGCATATATTCAAGAAGTTAAGGAAGATGAGAGGAATGTTGAACGCGATAAGGATGGAAACTTCATTAATGTTTTCATTCGTAAGTCGGAACTAGAGGGAAAGATTGGAAATATTGAACTTGAGACAGCCGAGAATATGCCTCTAACTTGGTCGCAGAAAAAAGACTTGGTTATGCAACTTTTGACTGGTGGTAATCCTGAAGTTTTGGCTATTCTTGGGTCTCCAGAAAATCTACCTATTATTCGTGAAGCTATTGGAATTACAGATTTCTTTGTTCCGGGTGAAGATGATAGAAATAAACAGTATGATGAAATTAAACTATTGTTGAATTCTGAACCTATGCCTAATACGATGGATGAGTTGAATCCAGAACTTCCATCGGTAGACATAGACCCTATGTATGATAATCATCCACTTGAATTTGAAATTGTTCGTAAGTGGGTAGTTAGTGAAGCAGGGAGACAAGCAAAAACAGATAATGAACCGGGTTATCGTAATGTGTTGTTACATGGTAAAGCACATTATACCATTATGAATCCTCCTCAAATGGCACCTGGACAGGATGGTGCGCCTAATCCAGAAAAGCCCAATCAATTAGATATGAATCCCGAAGCACCCATAACAGGAGAACAAAATGTCAATCCCAGTCAGTAATGCAAGCGTAGAAACTCCGTCTGGAGAAATGGGTCACGAGGAAGTAATTGATTTTCTTGGTCAAGATGATGATAAAGATATCATTGACTTAGAAGAACCCAAACCTAAATCTACTAAGATTCCTGATGTTAAGGAAGATAAAGAAGATAAAGGTGAAGATGAGGGAGAAGGCGGAGAAACTGAAGAAATAGATGATTTGACGGAACTTGAACAGGAGTTAAATCCTCCAACAGATGAACAGTTGGAACTTGTAACTCCTGTTCGTCGTAGAGAAATTCTTGCAAAGTATCCTCAACTTTTTAAAGATTTTCCGTATCTTGAAAAGGCTTATTATAGAGAGCAGCAATTTACAGAACTTTTACCTACTATTGATGATGCAAGAGCAGCCGTTGAAGCAAAGAATGTTCTTGATAGATTTGAAGTAGATGTAATGAAGGGAAATACCGAGACTATTTTGAAGGCTGTTAAAGCTGATAGTCCTAAAGGATTTGCAAAGTTAGTTGATAACTATCTACCTACGCTCGCAAGGGTAGATGAACAGGCATATTTTCATGTTCTTGGAAACGTAACAAAGCATACGATTGTAGCGATGGTAAAAGAAGCAAGAGCTAGTGGTAATGAAGCTCTCCAATCTGCGGCACAACTACTTAATCAGTTTGTATTTGGAAGTAGTGATTTTAAACCTCCTACTAATCTTGCTAAGGATGAACCTGAATCAGATGGTAAGAATAAGGAACTTGAACAGAGAGAACAGGCATTTACTAGACAGCAGTTTGAATCTGCCAGAGGCGATTTGAATACTAGAATTAATAATACTTTGAGCAATACCATTGATGCAAATATTGACCCCAAGAAGAATATGACTGATTATGTTCGTAAGAATGCTTCACGTGAGGCATTGGAAATGCTTGAATCTGTTTTGTCTCGCGACTCTAGATTCACAGCATTGAAAGATAAATTGTGGGAAGCCGCGTTTCAGGATAACTTTAGTAGAACTTCTGTTGAACGTATTAAATCAGCTTACTTATCCCGTGCTAAAACACTGTTGCCTACAGTCATTAAAAAGGCCAGAATTGACGCTCTCAAGGGATTAGGTAAGCGTGTTAATGAAGAAGAAGATACGACTCCTAATAAGAGTCCATTACCAATCGGACGGCCACGTTCCAGCGAACCTAATAAGGGTGGCAAGATTAAAGATGCGAAGGATATTCCTAGGGGTATGAGAACTCTTGATTTCTTGATGCAAGATTAATAAGGAAAAAACCAATGGCAGTTGTTGAATCTCAGGTTGCGGGTTTGGAACTCGAAAGAGTTATTCCAAAGATTCGCGTCCTGTTTGAGCGAGATGATAAGTTCTACGCCAATATTAAGAAGCGCGACGTAGAAAAAATCTCTAACAGGCAGATGCGCGTTCCGTTGGAACTACGTCCTGGTGGAAGCTTTCAGTATTTTAATGCTGATGGTGGAGATTTGGGACGGGGTGGTGGTCCGACATTCGATAAGGCTGTTCTTACTAGTGTATTCGTTAGCGAGAATATCGAATATACTAAGCTCACTGAATGGTCTACGGATGATGAGCGTAAGGCTGTAACTAATGGAGTTCGCAGACTTACGGCTACTGCACTTGATGAGTTGCGCCGACAGTTGGACGCTCAGATGATGCAGTCTGGTGATGGTGTTATTGGTGTCATCTCTGCGGTTTCTACTGCTGGTGGTGTTGATACCTATACACTTGGAACAGATGGTTTTGGCGCACGTTTGATGCGTTATGGTCAGACTGTTCAGGTATTCGATACTACTCTTGCTGTCCTGCGTGGTAGTGGTGTTATTACCAAGTGGGATGTTGAGAATAAGAGTATCGACGTTACACCGGCTGTAGCTGCTGCGGCTGCTACGGATAAGCTGGTTACTAATGGTATTGCTAATCCTACAGCACTTCCTGCGCTGTATGGTGTGCCGTATCATCACTCTAATGCTTCAACAGGAACATGGATGGGTTTTAGTCGTAGTGCTACGCCTGAAATTCGCGCCAACCGTGTTAATGGTTTGAATGCTGCATTGACACTTCCTCTGCCAAGACTTGCGATGAATAAGATTGGAAACCGTGTGGGACTTGATAATACTTTCAAGCCTACTGCATGGCTCCATCCTTGTCAGAAACAGGCTTATGAGGAAATCGGTCAGCTTGTCTCCATTATCCATAAGATGCCCAAGGAAGAAGGGCTGAATATGTATTTTGGTGATGGTATGCAGATGGCTGGTGCTTCTCTTAAGGATTCATTTAACTGGGATAAGACTAGAATTGACTTTATCGTTGATGAAGTGTGGGGCCGTGGAGAAATTCTACCCATTGGTTTCTATACAACCGATGGTCGTAGGATTTTCGAAATTCGTGGTCCTTCTGGTGGTGTGGCTACTGCTGATATCTTCTATATGGTTGTGGGTATGCAGACGTTTGTTTCAAACCCTGCTGCTTGTGCCTATATTGATGCGTTGGCAGTTCCTACTGGTTACTAACAAGAATTAAGGAAAAGGAAAATACAATGTCAACTCTTAATTCTGCTGACTTCGGTGTTATTCACAGTCCGACTCAGCCAAAGCCTGTTACTTTGGCGTCGGCACTCACATTGACTCCTACTGGTAGGTTTGTATTCGTAACTGACCAGGTTCAGGTTGCGAATATTGTTCCACCTACTGTTGGGGCATACTGTGAAGTAATTCTTTGTTTCACTCATGCTGCTCCGGGTGCGATGCTTACTAATGGGGCTTTGTATCCTATTAAGGTTGGCTATCAGCCTATTGTTAATAGGCCAATCTTGATGTGTTATGACCCTATTTCTAACTATTGGTGGCCTGCGGCGGTGGTTTAACTGTTAGGATGGTGGGGTGCGTATACCGATAATCACGCACATAATTCTTTAGCGTTTAACGCTGGTCTTTTGACTGGAGAAAAGTTATGAGTTTTGAAGGTTATTGGCGTAATTTTCGAGAAGAAAATCGTCGCGCTATTCTACAGGATTATGGTGTTATCAACAAGGTTTGGTATTTGTTTCCGCAGGGTGGTGGACCGCGAGGAAGTTTTGAAACCTTTACTGCACTTGCACCAAATCTTCGTAGTAGAGATTTGATTCATTTCTCTGGAGTATTGAAAGAACAGGCTATGACACCTGTTGGTGTCTATGATGTTACTGTTCTTGGTGCTGCTAATCAGCCTCGACAGGCTACTAATGGTGGCGTTCCTACAGGTGGTGGTGCATCATGGTTGTCACCTGCTACTGTTGTTGCTGGTAAGTCTCTGATTGATGTAATCGAACAGGGTTGGACTTTCCAGAATATCCAGTTTGCACCTCCGGCTGGATTGGATTGTATTAGATTCCGTCGTCAGGAAACTGCTACTATTCCTGATGGTTCTCACGGTAAAGTTCTTGATTGTTACTTCTCTACTGGTGGTGCGGCAGGTTGTGGTATCAATGTGGGTGAATGTAAGCGTATTCACATTGAAGGTAATGAGTTTGAAGCTCTTGGAACTGGAACTGCAATTCGTAATACTGCTGATGGTGGTATTGCTGCTCCGACCTACCTTAAGATTCTCAATAATCGGTTTGGTAGGGGTAATGTCGGTGACATTATTGTTGCTTGCAATAGCAGTTTGATTATGGGTAACGTATTCGCAGCCGTTTTCGCTGTAGAAGGTGGCTGGAGAGTCAATCTTGATGGTGGCACTCTAAAGAATATGGTTATCGAAAACTATTTCTCAGATGTAGATACTACTATTGCTCTTGGGCATAAGAAGGCGGTTGCTGCTGACATTTGGAGAAATTACGTAGCAACTGTTGCTGACCCGAAGGTTGTTGTTCCGGCGTAAGTCTGCATGTAGTGGAGGGGGAAGGAAACTAATAGGTGATGTTAGTTTCCTTCCCCAACGATTATGGAATTAACTGAACCAATCGAAAGTATTAATAAACAATTAAGGGACCAGTTTGGACTGGATTCTGATACTGGTCGTCCTATGTTTAGAGTAGTATGGTCTGAGGACCAATTTGAAATAAGGATGACTGATAAAACAGATACGGGGATTCAATTGTTATCTCCAATTCTAAAGGAACTACCTAAATATAGACAGTGGATTAAAGAGAAGTATGTTTTAGAGCGATTAGTGATTGTTCCTGAACCTGATAGAAAAGAACTTCCTACTAGTATTTTATCGTATGAACCTCTCTGGGTTTTCAAAAATAAAGAAGATGGATATGTTCCGCCCGCGTTTTGGGCATGTAAATTTGTAATCGACACTCTGTATGCCGCTCTAGGTAAACAGAGTTTGGTTAGATATGTTGATGAAGAAATGAAGAATCCACAGGAAGTAAAAGAAAAGAGAATTAATAAATTAGAGGAGGAATTGTTTGGTGATGAATCTTTCCTACTTGGTAGAACTATAACAGGAGAGGCTTCTGCGATGCCTCAATCTTATAAAATCGCACAGAAAGAGAGTTAGTTATGTCTATTGTTGGTGAATTTCCAGGTAAAAATGCTATCGGAAGGCGAACAATTCGTGGCCCTGTGAATCCTATGGATAAGACTACTATCGTTAGTATTTATCCTTCGGAAATTGTGGAAACAAAGCCTACAATTTCACCGGGACGATTTCTTATTCCTGCTGGTAGTTATGATAGTCCATCTGTTGTTGTAGTTGGACCGAGTAGTTGGTGGCGTGAAATTGACGAGGACCAACCACTACTTGAAATTCCTGTTTCGAGTATTCAGATTGCTGATTCTATTATTAAAGACTATTGTAATGGAATTCTTGGATGTAACATGGCAGATTCTATGCCAGGATTGTTTTATGTTCCCGGTGAACATAATCTTGTAGACATTAAGAAATCCTATAAACATGAACTTGATGCTGCATTGGCTAGACAGCGAAACTGGTATTCAATGTTGATTAAGTTAGCTGATGCTTTGTGGGCACGTTCTAATGGTAATCCTCTTGCAATTAGTGATAGTATGCGCGTAGCTGCAAAAGAAATGAATTTGAATAAGGATTGGATGAAAGACTTTAGAATGGTGGAAACTGTCCGTTGTAAGGCTTGTGGTTCACTACTTAATCCGATGTTCCCAATTTGCCCGACTTGCAAGGCTATTAATGACCCTGCTAAGGCTAAGGAGTTGGGCCTTACTTTTGCCCAGTAATATATGAAATGGATTTTAGTTTTAGCTGTAGTTCTTTTGTTTGTGTATGAAATCTGGTCACTCAAGAATGAAAAACCAGATGATACTATTACTGCGCTTGTTAAAAAGTTTTCAAAGAAACCTATTCTTCCCTTTGCATTCGGTATGCTAATGGGACATTTCTTTTGGTAAAAACATGGCAACCGTAGATTTAGTTGCGTCAACCGTTCTAGCCAAGGCATCTACTCTGTTAAATGATACGGCTAGAACTGTCTATACTTATACTGCGGTTCTTCCATACCTTCAGATTGCGCTACAAGAGTTGCAGGAACATTTTGAGCTTAATAACATTCCTGCAACTCAACTTTCTTCTGCATTAATTAATATTCCTGCTGGAATTACTGAGATTGTTTACAATGGAATTGGTGTCCCTACCCTTCCAGATAATATGATTGAACCCCAACAGTTATGGGAACGCGAGGAAGGTATTGACCCCTATGTTCCAATGGGACGAAGGGATTATATTCCACATAACTTTGAAGGAACCCTAACTGGAAAGTTTAGTTTCTATACTTGGGAAAATAATATCATTAAGTTCCTACCCGCGAATCGAGATAATGATATTAAGATTGATTACATTAAAGACTTGTTCACTCCCTTGGTGGATGAGACTTCTTTGATTAACTGTATCAATGCTGCTACATTCCTTGAATATCGAACTGCTGCTTTGTGTGCCGAATTCATTGAGAGAAATCTAGCAAGTGCAGGTTCTCTTAATAATTATGCGGTTCTCGCACTCGATAGAGCTACAGGAATCGGAGTTAAGGGTAAGCAAACTATCCTTACTCGTCGTAGACCATTTAGAGCTGGATTTAAAAAGCGCGGATTCATGACATGAAACCTTGCATAATTAGTAATGAAACTCTGAGTCATGGTTATCCTAGAAGAAATATAAATGGAAAGTTTATATATTTGAATAGGCATATCTTAGAACAGAAATTAGGTAGACCTGTTAAAGAAGGTTATGAGGCTTGTCATTCTTGTAATAATACTAAATGTATTGAACCTGAACATATCTATGAAGGAACTCATCAAGATAATATGTGGGATTTAATTAAAGCTGGAAACACTGATTTCTTTGGTGGGTATGAAAAAGTAAGAACACATTGTCCCAAAGGCCATGAATATACACTTGAAAATACTAGAATAAATAGACAAGGTTGTAGAAGTTGTATAATTTGTAATAGAGAACATGCTACTGAATCTAATAAAAGGAAATTGAACTTTCAGAAAAAGTATTGGGCTGAAAGGAATAAAGCGGTAGCTATATAAGAGAGCACGAACCTATACGCTTTGATAGCTTTAATGGTCTATATAATAGGGGTGTCATTATCGATACTCCTATGGACCATTTTACTGAATGTAACAATTTAAAATTCATTGGTGACAATAGTTTTGGGTCACGAGATGGAATTGGTTTGCATCAGAATGTAGCCGTTCCACTATCTAATGTTCTTAGAATTTATAATTACCCCACTACAGATGAAAATACATTATTGGTTCTAATTTCTGGTGGAGATATTTATCATGTTGTAGATTCTACTACAGTTCATGGTCCAATATTGTCTATAGCTGGAATGACTGATTTTGGATTTGTTCCATATGCGGGACGTGCATACATTACACCATTTTTTACTGAGTTAGTAGGAGACTTAAATAGGGAACGCGGGTTACAGAACAATTTCCTTTATGTTTATAAGGGGGATGGAACTGCTGCACGTAAAGCTGCTGGAACTGCTCCCACTGTTGCCGCTACGGTTGCGAATGGAGCTGTTGGTTATACTGACGCTGGTATTCATATATTTGGTTATGTTTTTGAGACTGATACTGGTTATCTCTCCGCACCGGGGGGATTGGTTGCTTTCACTACATCAGCTCTTTTATCCCTTAATTTTTCTACTATTGCTGTTAGTCCTTCTGTTTCTGTTACTAAAAGACATTTGGTAGCTTCAAAAGTAATTCAAACTTACAATGGAGATGTAAACGGCTACCAACTTTATTTTATTCCAAATGGAACTATTGCAGGTAATATTGTTACAGTCCTCAATGGAGTCTCCTTCTATGACCAAGATTTATTACTTGATGCGAGTCACCTTTCTGATAATTTCTCTGAGATTCCAGCGGGTGTTGGGCTTTGCACGTATCATAATAGGTTAGTCACATATTGCACTTATGATAATGTTTCCGTAGGATATGTGAGTGCAACAGGTGAACCCGAAGCAATTAATCAGATTAATGGAGTATTACTATTTCCTCCTGATGGTAATCCTCTCACTAATGCAACTGAACTAAGAGATGTTCTATACATGTTTAAAAGAGGTAGAACAGGTTCATTCGTTGATAATGGAGATGAACCTGCTACATGGCCTTATTCTAATGTTGATAATGCGATGGGCACTGGAGTTCATGGTATTGCAACAGTTTTGGATTCAGGTTCATCTAATATTGATTATTTAGTTGTAGCTACCTTTAAGGGAGTTACAATGTTTAATGGAAGATATATTCTTCCTGAACTTACTTGGAAGATTCAGACTACTTGGTTGACTCAAGATTTTAAAAATAAAAATCGTGTTATTCAAATAGTTAATGATTCAGTAAATCAGCTTTTATATATTGTTATGACAGATAGAACAGTTATGTTTGGTAATTATTCTAATGGATTTGACCCTAAAAGTATTCGTTGGTGTCCTTGGACTTTTTGGGTATTTGTAAATTCTCTCGCTCTTGTAAATGTAAACGAACTTATTTTAGGTTGTGACCAGGTTTAATAATGTATACAGCATACGCAAATTACATTATTTATTTTACTAACGCTGCTGAATATGCGGCTGCTGTCGCGTATTGTGGTGGCACAGGTTATGGTCATTGTCCTAGAACTGCTGCTTTACGATTTGGAATACCTTGGCCTCTCGTTGGTGGTGGAATACTTCAATCAAAAGGATTAATTGGATATGCTCCTTATGGTATTCCAGCTTCTCCGGGGGCAGGTGTAGAAATTGGACATCCTGAACCTTCTGGAGTATTCATAAAGAGTGATATTGATAGTTTTGTAGTTCCAGGTCAATTTGGTAATCCTCCGGGTGCTTTAGCTGGACCAGATATGACCCTAGTTTGGTGGGGTCAGATAATTAAAGTTAATATTCCTGTTACTACTACACCTATTCCAGAACGTCGATTTATTGGTGGACTAGAATTAGGTGATGTTGGTGCAGAAGGTGGAAGTGGATTTACAGGTGAAGAAGGAAGTAGAAATGCGTCTAGAACACTAGATGGTTTAGGATTAATAATTCGAGGAACTCATCATTCTCCCTTATGGTTAAGAAATCAAAACCAATTTGTTACAGGATTAACTAAAAGAGAAACTTGGGAACGATTTTATGTTCGAGTAAATGCACTAGGAACTAACGAATGTGGAATTTGGCGAGGTAGAAGTTCGACTAATCCACAAGCCGGTGCAGGTATTAAAATTAATAATGCTACTGGTTGTCTTGAAGCCTGGACTATTACTAATGGAGCTGTGGCAACATTACGTGCAACTTCTGTTGCAGCATTAACATTAGATAAATGGTATTTGATAGATGTTCTTATAAGATTCCCTGCCGCTGCTGCTGATTATGGTCGAATAAGAGTCTATTCTAATCATTCTCTAGTATTGGATTATACAGATACTAGTGGAGGTAGTTTAGATACTGTTGGTTATCATGCTACTAGTGAATTAGGTCAATGGACTACTAATGATGCTGTATGGAGTGTAGACCTTGACGATTGGATTGGTGCGGATATTCCAAATAATGGTGGAGTAGAATCATTAGATAGTTTAGATTGGTTACTTGGTAGTCATGTAAGAGCATTTAAAGTAAATTCACTTACTGGTTCAGCTAATTGGACTGGTGGAAGTGTTGAAACTTGTAATCAAGGATTTAATCCTGATTGCACCTTAAATTCACATTTTGTTAGTGCTACAGCTTTAGCTACAATAGAAGCAGTATCAGATGTATCTGATATACAGAGTTATGCTGGTGTAGTTGTTGGACCTGTAGCAGTTTGTTTTTCAGCTTTTACTGGCGCTGCTGTAGGTTCTCCTGCTTCAAGACTTGGATATAAAATAGCGGGTGCTGCAACAGTTTGGGAAGCAACTATAGATGCAGTTAATCACGCTTGGAGACATATTTTATACCGTCCTTCTGGATTAATTACACCAACAACTATTGCTCCTCTTAGTGTTTTAAAAGAAAAATCCAATGACGTGGTTAGCACCGAAGTATATGCTTTAGGAGGAGTAGTTGAATATATTGGAATATGGGGACAAGAAGATGAACCACTATCAGTAGACTTATCAAATCAAAATAAGTATTTTCATAATGCTAGATTTGCTAATACTACATGGGGAACTGTTCTTGGTCCTCCGACTGCACCTTGTTATGCTGTGGGTGGAACATATGTAGGAACTGGCACTACTTTACATGTCGATTTACCTGCTCCCGCGCATTTCATTTGGATTCGTGGATTAACTGGAGCAGCATCAGGTGTTAAGAGTTTTGGTGCTGGTCTTGGTGGTAATCAGGCTGGTTCAGACAGACTTCCGCCTAATTATATTACAAGAAGTTGGGTAGATTCCACGGGTCAAGCTAAATTTAGTTTAACTGGAACTGATGCTGAAAATAATGCAGTTGGAGTTGTTTATCAATATGTAGCATTTTGTGACCCTGGAATGAGATTTAACTATTGTGGAACATATACTCCTAATCCTACTGATACGGATGTTGATATTTCTTTGTTTGTTACTACTTTCTTAGCAGAATGTGGATTTATTCAAAGAGAAAGAATAATTTCAACTACGAATACAACTATATTATCATATAAAGGTCCAGGTGATGCTGGAGTTACTGGACATCTTGTAGATGGAACTGCAAAGGCTAATTGGGGTGAATTTGCAGCAGGAATTCTTACTTATCGTGCAGATAATGTTATTTCCGCTCAATCTCAAACAAATTTTAGTCTCTGGAGAACTACTGACCCTGATTGTCTTGATGTAGCTTGTCAAATTACTTCTTATGTGGGAGATGGAGCCGCAAATAAAACTATAGCACTTCCTTTGGTAACAGGTAGATATCCATTATTTGTTATGGTATTACCTCACGGAGCTACTGGATATTTCCGTGACCCATCTCATGCAGGAGCTAATAGTCGCACTATAGTAGGATTGATAAATAGTATAACTGCTATTAAAGGTGGTGGAGTAGATGAGATTTCTGTTGGTATTACATTAAATGGTAATGGTATTACATATGAAGTATTTGTAATAATGGGTGATTCTGCTAGTTGGTCTAATGGAGAATTTTACGTTCCTGATTGTATTGCAAAGGGTCCGTGGGTAGCTGGAACATTTGCACCTACTCAAGATTTCTCGGGAATTTATACATTAGTTCCGGGTAAATTGACTGATAGTATGTATGACAAAATAGGTGGGCAGCCAAGTATCGAAATGGCAATACCAGACCCCGAATTTAAGACAGGATACATCGGTGGCTAAAAGAAATGGAAGCGGAGAATATGAACATCACGTTGTAGGTGTTCGTATGCGCGTTATAGGTATAGGAAATTTAGATTTAGAACTAACAGATTTGGATGATATCCAAACTGAAGTTCTTGTTCCATTACCTATGACTTTAACCACGCGAATCGAACCACTTAGATTGGCTAATTTTCAATCTCAACGAATTAGACTTGTTGGTAGAACTAATGTAATGGGAGAAAAGTTCCAAATTCAACGAATTCTCCTTTTTGCTAAACCTGTTGCTCAGGAATATCCTGCATAATGGCTAACACACCGTTAGACAGGCTGAAAGCTCAGCTATTAACGTCCGGAATTCAACAAGATAATATCGCCCTTTTTCAAGTTATTAATCAATTAATTGATTACTTGAGACTTAATGCTAATGCTGTTCAAGCTGTAAGTGGAGCTAGTGGTTCGGGTGGATTAGCTTCCTCATTCTTAACTAAAAATAAAGAATTAGGATTACCAAATTCCTTACAAGTATTACCGGGCGCGGGGATTCAATTTAATGATACGGGTGGTAGGAGAATTATAAGTGCAGCTATTCCTTTTGGTATGGATGGTGAAACTGGAGAAGAAGGTATTCCAGGACCACCGGGAAGAATAGGTATTGATGGTATTCAGGGTAAAGATGGCATAGCTATGATTGCCATTGATGGTGAAGATGGTGTAGATGG